GTCATCTTTATGTTGAAAGCGTTTCTTTTGTTCACAGACATGCACTGCTAGTGTACTTTCTCTAGCAAATGATCTTTCACAATAATTACATTTAAAAGTCTGCTTTAATTCGCTTGTCATCCCATCCTAACTCTTTTACATATGATTTAATTGCTTTTTTATCGTTCATTGACAACAACATATCAATCTCATCTGACTTCATATTTGGATATAGTTCACTAACTACTTTTCTTTCTTTGTTTGTTGATTTACCTTCTTTCTTTTTAGCCGCTAACCAATAATGAAACTGCTTGCCCATGTTAGGACTAACTGCTGTACACATTAGCCACTGTAGTTTTGTATGTTTGTTTAAATCAAAGAAGTGTTTATTGACAAACTTGTTAGTTGCCATTAAGTAATAGGACTGTAAGTCCTCACTACCTCCTACACTAGCACCATAACGCAACATCAAATATGTTGAAAACTTTTTCTTTTGTTCATCAGTAAACTTGTCATAGTAGTCTCTGTCTTTACGATCAAAGGCCGCCATTTCATTACCAATATATAGTGGATCCGTATTAGCCATTAGAACGATAAAGGATAATTAACAATTTCACAGTTACGACTAATGTCTTTAACAAAATAACAACACTCGGGCTTAGGTCCGTCGTTCAATGGCACTGCCAATAATTGTCCGTTCTTTAATTTGGGACTGTACCACGACACATCTTGATAAACGTCAACTATCTCGATGTCTAAGAAACTAGGACGAAAGTCAGTTAAACTATTAAACTGAAATGCTCTAAATCCTCTGTCATTGATTGATGTCAATGGTAGTACTTCTAAATCACCCACATCAGGTTCGCCAATTAATATTTGCCAATCTACAGGCATTTTAATAGTGTGTTCGCCTATCTTTAAGACCAGTGCTGGTGAATTAAAACTTTCTAGAAAGATCAACGGAATCCAATGATAATCAGGATCAGTTGGATCTCTATTATCTAATATGCTAAAACGCATATCTTCTATTTCATCTGGCAGTGTGTCTAGATCGTATCTTGTATTATCTAATGTAAGTATTTGCATATTACCCTTATTATAAGTGACTGAGTTGTGTCTGTCAACAGTTATTTCCATTCTATTTTATCAACTTCAAATGGATAGTTGGCTTCTCTGTAAAACTTCTTGCGTGTTGTTAAATGTCTTTTAGCAAATTTGCAGGTAGATGTTATATCCCAGATTTGAACAAAATCTTTATCTTCTGCTTTTCTGATACCTCTACCGATCGACTGGATAACTCTGACGAAGCTCTTGCCAGGTTCGATGAGGATGAGGTTGAAAATTCTAGGTATATTAATGCCCACAGCGGCCACACCGTAAGTAGCAATAATAACCTTACCGTCCATAGTTGCAATTTCGTCATATTCGTCTTTCCTTGCTTGTGCTTTAGTTGCTCCTGATACAAACACCGAATTTGGAATCAATTCCTCAAGCATCTTACCTGGTGCTATTCTATCTACCAACACTAACGTATTACCACTAGCTTTAATTTTAGTAATTAACTTGCTTATATATTCTAATCGATCCTCGTTACCTAACAAATATTTCAATTCTTCTTGATATCCGTTATATTCTGCATGGTCAACTAGTTGAGCAATATTTACATGACAGTTAGCCAGCACTCCTTCTTGCTGTAATTCATTAGCTGATAACTTTCCTATCACATCACCTATACTACATTTAAGACTCATACGTTCATATTCTTCTTTGGGTATAGTTCCTGTTAGTCCCCAACGTATAGGTATTTGACTCATAACTCCTGTTAACAAAGTTTTTAATGCGTCTGCTTTGGCCATGTGTACTTCGTCAACCATAACACAGACAACATCTTGAATAAACTCATCTATTGTTATGTCCACTGATTGGTTTCTTGATCCTTTGAGTAGGATATTAAGACTTTGCCAAGTACATATAGTATGTGTACGTCCGAACTCTTTTCTATCTCCAAAGTAAACGCCCACGTCTAATCCCATATTGAGATAGTCAGCTTCTGTTTGTGTAACTAAACTTTTATTTGGTACTATAACAATAGTTCTTCCATGTGGCTCACAACAAGAACTCAATGAAGCTGTGATCAACGTTTTGCCTGCGCCTGTTGCTATTTCTTGAAGGCATTGTGGATTAGCTAAAAACTTGTTTATAAGTTCAACCTGATAATCTCTTAATACAATTGGTTCGCCTGCTATTGGATGTCCTTCAGGCCAGGTTAAATGACTATATGTATCTTCGGTAACCTGAGTAAATTCAAACTGTCTTTCATAGTCTCGATAGTCTTCAAGATCAACGTCATAGTTATATTGTTCAAGGACTGGTAGTATTTGATCTAGTAGATTGATATATGTACTGCCACCTAATTGAAAGTAACCTACTTTGCCGTCCCATCTGCCTAATCTAACTGCGGGCATATAGCGAGCACCTGGAATCTCAAATTTAAACATGTCCACTAATTTTTTGCGAACATCTAAATCAAGTCCTTCAATTTTTACGTTGACTTCATCTTTAATATGTAATAATGCTTGTTTCATAATATGTAGTATATACTAAAAGGAGAAAGGGTGTCAACCAACAACACCCTTTTATGAATAACAAAAAGAACTATCTGCGTTTCATACAAGTAACCTCAGCCATTTCACGCCAACTAACTGGTGAAACTTTTCTAAGGTCGCCTATTTTAAGTGCCATACGCAGGCTTAGTTCATTTAAGTTATCTTGGTTATCAGTCATAAAGTTTAACATTTCGTCAACTTCGTGTCCTGAGAAATCATAGTCTTGAAACAGAGCACCTGTGCCAGCAATCTGTTTGATACGTAATAATTTATCACGCACAGTGTCAAGTGTAAGATCTAAGTAGTGACATCTTGACTGCACAGCTTCTAAATGATCTTTAAGTTTTTTACTTCTAATATTGTCAAACTTGATGTTAGTAATAAAGATTGCTGAACCTTTAAACTCAAACTCATCAGGTACACCTTCATTACGTAACTTATATGAATCAGTGTTCCAACATATTTTACGAGTCTTCTTACTATCAAGTGCGGCCTTTAATATATTCAACGACAGCTCATCTTGTAGCACTGAATCACAATCATCAAATACTATAACATTGTCTTTTTCTTTGTAGTTGAATAGTTTAGTGTATAGTCCAATAGCTGACATAGCACCTTTCACCACATCAAATGTTTTAGGTATTGAACTTAGTTCAGTGAATACATTAGCCTTGTCAAGCTGTTGTTCAACACCGTATGACTTACCTACACCCGGAGGGCCTACTACGATCATAGCTCTTACATCACCGTTGATGCAGGCTTTAGTCATCTGATCAAGAATATTAAAACGCTTACTGATACGTTCAATAATTTGATCGTCTGTTTCTTTTGTGAATTTAATTGCCTTAGCTACCATGTTATCTACCCCCGTAAATGATTAATTTCTAACTTAAAAACATTATAGCAGTTTTGGATTTATTGGTCAAGCACTGAATTGATTATTTTTACTCTAATATTGTCATATAACTCTTCTAGTGTAGCATCATCTACTGCTACCATCTTTTCTGCTAGTTGTTTTTCAAGGAACCCTACTGTCTCCATAGCAAGGTCGTCTAGCTCGTCGTATAAATCTGGATTAACATTTTCTAAGTTATATTTTACTGTCATGCTATTATTATACAATCTTTTGATTTATTAGTCAATAAAAAACCCCACTAAATGCAGGGTTTTTAATTTTTGGCTAATTGTTTTTATAACACTATTATGCTGATGTTGTTGGATCTAAATTCCATGTACAAGTAAATGTTTCACCATCATCAATAATTGGCCAATTTAGCATGGCTACTTCAGCGTCATCCCAACCTTCTAAGTCCACACCGTCGATTTGAGCATTAGTTCTTGCGTCATTATCCTCTCCGTATACTGTAAAATCAGTAATAGTGTTTGCTGACAACATTACTGCCGCATCTTGCTCATCTGTTGGATTTGTAAGTGTGCCTGCTATGAATGCGTTATATATGTCACTACCTAGAGCTGATTCGCCTATGGTGTTTGCTATATATGTTTGAGCCTCTGCTGATACATTGTTTTTGTCTGCTACATTAGCGTCAAACCAAGATCGAGGTATTGTCATTCCTGGAACACCGTTATAGTGTGTTCTACCTAGACAAAGTTCTCCACCTGTAGCTGTTAGTGAGTATGATAAGTTGCCTGTTGTTGCTTCATCTAATTCATATGTGAAAAGCAAGTTACTTGTGTCTGGTGGGTTTCCGTTTCTGTTTGTTGTAGAGTCATTAACTGTTCCGTTAAATACTTCTACTCCGCCTACAGTCAATACTGCTGTTACATCGCCTGATTCAGCGTATGCTTGTCCGTAAACCTTAAATGTTCTATTAGCCATGTGCTATGTTCTCCGTTTGTTACGTTTATTTATCTAGTTTCCAATGCCTTACTACTTCTTTATCGTTGATTTCATGTGGATTAGGCACTCCATGAAATACTATTATACTTAGATCTTTAAAAATATGACTTCGATCTTTTCCTTTGTTAGGATATGTACGATAGGTAAAATCTATCCCACCATCCATAACTTCCCATCTATAACTTTTTACAAAGTTTTGATCAAACCATCGTTTGTTATCATTAGGCACTTCTATATCTATGTAATCTTGATCACCATTATATTGTGTCATAATAGCATGATGGTTACGCTTAAACTTTTTCCAAAGGTCAGCGTACTTGTTAGTGTCAAATACCATTACACTGCTATTTATTGTCCATTTGTTTTTCTTCCAAAGATAGCGAAAATCTCTAACTGCCCAAAACTTTTCACTACTCAATCTTAACATCCAATCTAAGTTACCTGAAATTATAATATCTAGATCAAAATAAAACAATCTGCCCTGAAAGTCCTTGTTTCTAAATATCTGTGTTTTGTACCACCATGACTTCTTGGGCCCTTTAACTCCTAGATCTTTAAGACTGTGTTTATGCCAATGTTTAGGTACCTCTCTAGCCTTTTCAGTCCATATATGAAAACGTATAGGACAACTAAAGTTCCTACGTAATCCAGCTTCTAATTTCTTAGCATAGTCTAA